ATTGCTGCTCCAATTTTAAGTAGCGTTCCAGCTTTAAGATTTGTCTGATATGCCTCAAAGCAGCCTCTGACCCCGTCAAGAATTCCAGTTACTCCTTCGAGAACGCCATTTAACCCCTCAAGAGGTTCGGTTACACTCTTTAAGAATTTAGAAACTGATAAAGCAATTCCACCGACAGCAATGCTGTTAAGAATGTCAAGAACTCCGCTGAAATCTGCATTTCCAAGTTTCTCGGCAAGTGTTCCCATCATAGTCCCGACTGCATCGGCAATACCGCCAGCAATTACCTTTACAGCTGTCCACAATGCTTCCATGACTTTGAGAAATTTACATTTTTCCAGTGCTTCTCCCATCATCTCAAAAGCAACAATGACTCCGCTCTTCATTTTTCCAGCACCATCACCAATCTGAGCCATGCGATCATGTACTCGTTCAAGGAATGAGTGGAATAATTCAAATCCAGGGAAATCGAACTTCTCCCCTGCGGCTTTTCCAAATTCTTTTACTTTTTCTCCGGCAGTTTTAACAAACGTAATAACTGTCTTTACGATATCAACAACAGTCGAAACTGCTTTACCAAAGATATCTGTCTTCTTTACAGTTTCATCAAGCTTAACGAGATACTCACCGAAGCTTCCGGTAAGTGATAACACCCCGTTTCCAGCCGGTAAGAAAAGACCAATCAATTCGCCGACACCACCAGCAACAGCTTTGAAAGCTTGTCCGACGATATCAAGCACTGCAAATACGCCCTTAAACGTATTCTTTAGATTCTTTGAACTCTCTTCCCCCATTTTGAATTTTGCTGTCAGATCACGGATACGTTCTGTGATTTCGGCTAACTGTTTTCCAGTCATTGGCGGAAAGATTTCGTTAAATGCCTCCCGAACAGGCTTAGCAACGCTAACCAGTCCCTCGAAAACATTCTTTACTGCTTCGATCATCATGGTTCGACCACCAAGGTCTTTCCAATCCTGAAGCATTTTATTTCTTGCATCGGCAGAAGCATTGATTACGGCACTGAACGTATCACTCACTTCCGTAAGTAATTCCTTCGCCTCTTCAAAGTCGCCGACGATAATTTCCCAGCTTTGTGTCCATCCGGACTGGGCAGCCTCTTTCAATGTGTCGAATAACTGGGTAAAAGTTTTTACTTTTGTCGCAGCATCATTCGCGGTCTTACCCATCTCCATGATGGATTTGATCTGATCATCGGTGTATCCCATGGTTCGAAGCTGATCTTCGTTGAGATCGCCTGTAAATTTTGCCAAAGTTTCAGTCAAGATGTCAGAGGTAAGCCATCCTTTACTAAGGGTCTCTCTGAATGAGCCCTCATCTTTGATCATCTCATCAATGGCAATTCCATGAACTTTAGCCGTTTCTTTCAGCGCATCCTGGAATACCTGACCACCCATACCAGCGTTTACTACTGAGTTCCAGTCCTGTAATTTTACTGTTCCTGCCGCTAATGCTTGTGAAAGCTGATACATAGCGGTACTTGCCTGCTGAGAGTTGGAACCTGATACGGCTGCAAGGTTCGCAATACCCTTGATAGCGGCTACAGATGTGTCCAAATCTACGCCAGCCGCAGTGAACGTACCAATGTTACGGGTCATTTCCGTAAAATTGTAAATGGTCATATCTGCATAATGGTTTAGTTCATCCAACGCATTGTTTACCTGATCAAGCGTTGTGCCTTTTGAAGAGGTATTTGCAAGGATTGTCTGAACGGCATTGATCTGGGTCTCATACTCCTCAAAACCGGTTTTAATCGGATCGATGGTAAAAGCGGAGACAAGATTTTTTCCAGCAGCAAGTGCAGAGTTGGTAATGTTCTGCAAAGCTGTAATCGCCATCACTTCCAATGCCGAAAATCGCACTCGCACAGTCTCAACTGCATTACTCAGCGGTGACATATTCCCACTGCATTTATTTGCGGCATCGTTTACGGTTTCTAAGCCTTTCGCCGCCCCTTCGAGGTTAAGGCTCTTCTTCAACTTATCGAGGCTTGATAAACTGGTCTGAATATTCTGTTCAAACTGTTTGTTATCAAACCGCATTTCGACGACACGTTCGTCAATAGTTGTACTCATAGCTTAGTAACCTCCTTCCATGCCGCATCTGCAATTTTGTCAAAAATAGGCTGGATAGCAGGATTGATGTAGTCTCGCCCCTGTACCCAGCCGCCGTTTCTTGTTGCATGTCCGTACTGCAAAATAACTGCAATAGGGACTCCATTTTGAATATTTGTGTTGTAAAAGCTGATCGATACGGAACCTTGCTTCTGCTCGATCTTGTAATGCCACGAATTTGCTGTCCGTCCTGTATCAACTGGCGTTGCAGACGCAAGGGCGGCTACGCCCTCTCGACCATACTTATCGAGGTCACCGAGACGAACCGATTCCTTTGCTCTCTCTAAGAACCGAGTCAGCTTAGAAAAATCACCCTTTTGTCTGAACGTGATCATATGAATCTCCTACTTTGCTAAGTAAGCACTGGACGAGAAGCCTGTATACTGCACACCGTCAAGTACAAACTGGATATACAGCCACTTAACTCCATTTGCCATTGTATAGTAGCCATAGCACTTAACCTTAGTGCCAGCCGGAATTTTACAAAGAGCCTTCTTATTTGTTCCGGCATCGTTACGGCAATAAAGAACTGCTGTTGTTTTGTATTCACCAGCGTAGGTCTTGTTAAACTGCTTGGCGGAACAGGTAGCCACCACTTTCTTTGAAACTGACTGGTTCTGATCCTGTTTGGTGTTGGACGGTGTTACCGCTGATCCATTCAGAATCTGATTAACCATGTTCTGAACTTCCGAGTAGTTGTATCCGTACTCAGTAAGCAGTTTCTTACGATTCTCGCCGCTTCCCCACAGTCCAACGATAACCTCATGAGCGATGGTTTTGATGTCTTTACCCTTGCTTAATCCAGGAGCGGCAACTGTATTGTCGTCGTACTTTGGTGTGATGAAGCCACGGATAAATTTTCCGTTAATAGACAGGGTTCTCTTCTTGACCGCATTACTATAGTTGCCCTCTTCGATAACCATGTAACCGGATTCCTTATGTACCTCGATTACGGTACCGACATGATCCGGATTGCCTGTGTTGTCGCTGATTCCGTTATCCTGCCAGTCATACAAAATCGCATCTCCAGGACTCGGAACATAAGCATCGTTCTCCTGCCAACATCCCATTTTCTTTGCTGCTTCGATGAGGTAATAGCAGGAAATTTCCATAGGCATAATGCTCTCATATCGGAGAGCTGCCGCTAATGCAGACCAGGTGCAAGCGCACCAAGCCCAGTCATAGCGCATACGAATGCCACGAGGAAATTTGCCCGCGCAGATCTTCTCAAAGAAGTCGTTATATAAATCGATAATGCTTTTATGTGAGCCGTTCGATTCTTTCTTTCCGTCCCAGGATTCGACAAGATTAACAACGGCCTGTCTTGATTTCGCCATTTTTATCACTATCCTTTCGAATTAAATTTCTTTCTGTTTGCGGCATTTACTTCCGCATGATGTCTGTATAAATCTCGTTTGCTTCTCTTCTTTGGGGGCTTATTTTCCGCATTACAAATCCGAATAAGCATTAACAAACGATTCAAATGCCATTTCTGACACTCAAATGGAATATGATACGCGGTCATCCAGTAATAAATAAGTTCACTGGTTATCTGCTGCCTGTTTATTGGACCACCTTTTTCTTCCTTAACAGTCGAAGCCGTCATAGGCGCTTCAATATAGGCATTTACCGCATCAATGTGAAAATTGGTAATGCATTGATAGACCAGCGGATCAACATTCTGTGTGAGTGTCATACAGCGTATATAATCAATGGTTTCTTCAATGGTCTTCTGCTCTTTAGATAAGAAGACTTTGCACCATTTGCTTTCCCATTTTGAAAGTGAAACGAGCGAATGCTCCAAACGCAACTTCTGTTCCTTTACAGGGATAAATCGCTGATTCCGCTCATCCCACAGATCAGTTCTTGGTATCGTAAGTTCAAGCATTCGATCTCACCTCTTTAGTTCATGGTGGCAACCACAGGAACAATCTCCGGATTTTCCGAATGCTTCTTGATATCTACAACTTTCGGAATTACATGGTTTACGAATTCAGCGGCTTTGCTGTCATCTGTAGCCAGTTCCATAAACAGAAGATTGTAGAACTGAGTGCAGGCGAACTTTCTGGAAATCTCTTCAGACTTCTCGAAATATGTACCGTCAGCACTCTTCTCTCCATATGCCTTTAAGATAAATTCCTTAAAGAACTTGATAATGGTCGGCTGATCTTTTGCGTCTACGATGCGCTGAAGCATCTCAGCAACTCCACCAGCTGTGCCCAGTTCCATCTCCATAACCTCTGTTTCGGTAAGGTTGAAGAGCTTTGTTTCGGTGCGCTCAACACCGTTAAAATCTTTATAAGTCTTTGTTACTGCATACATAGTTTTGTTCTCCTTTCGAATAAAAAGGAGTCGCCAGCTTTCCTGAATACGACTCCATCTGTGGTGTGTGTATTATTTCTGATTAGCCTTCTGCGGTCATAATCCTAATTACTTCATCCGGAAGCGGAAGTCTCGGTTCAACGCCATCATCTGCTTCGGCGGAAGAAGGATCTTTACCATACAGGATCTCTTCAAGAGCAGCCAGTTTCTTAGCATCGACCTTAGTAGAATCGAAGGTGAGAATGGAAGTGGGCTTCAACTTCTTTCCATCGATTAAAGTTG